AATCTGAAACTGTTTTGCTTCTAGTGCTTTGATAACACCAATAAAACGATTCCTGACTAAACTAAAATCATTGATAACGTATTGTAAGTTAACAACATCATCTTCGCCATCAACAAATTTTTCTGCATCTCGACTACTCAATGCTCGGTTGTATGTTTCTAAAAACTTACGAAATGTTTTACTACGTATTTTTCGCATTTCTGTGTTTAAAAATTCAAGTATCGCTTCTACTTCTTGAAGTTGGTTAAAACGAAACTCAACAATACCAGGCATATCTCTACTCTGTTTTTCTAAGTTTCCTTTCATACCACATTCAAATCTAGCTGATTCAATCTCACGCTCAAAGTGTGATATTGCTCCAACAATTTCAGACATGTCTGCTGTAACTTTACGATACCATGCGCTCATCTATTCGTCCCAATCGCCATAGGCATCTGTTTCCAAATATTCTTCTTCTTCCTCATCTTCAAGAACAATTGACATTGCTTTATCCAAATAAGGACAAGTTTCAACAAACTCTTCGATGTGGAATTGAATTTCCACACCTTCTGATTGTAGCAAGTCCAAATATCTAAATGCCCAGTCTGGTCTATCCTTTACAGGAATTAAACTCTTTGCACTTGCATACATGGACAGGTATACTGCTAATTCAGTATCACTGAGGGTCATTTTGCGCCTCCATGTCAGCACTACGTTGAGCTTCTAATTCTTCTTGCTCGATTGCATTTAGAACTTCTTCTTCTTCAACTGCGTCGACTACTTCGTCATCCCATTCACTCATAATAAGGTCTAGTGCGCCATCTTTGTTGGCATTCCAAGGCTTGCGGAACATTTTAATTACTTCGCCTGTTGTAGGGCTAGTGTATTCTAAACTGTTGCCGCTTTTCTTGAGTACGTCTTTTGCTTCCAAAAACTCAACAAGTCCACTATATGGGCTCATGCCAGTTTCATATGGAATTTCTACTTGTACACTTTCAAAAGGTTTAGCGTAGCGTGTTTTCATTACTTTACATGCTGCACGAATACCGTGTACTTGTGATGTTTTGTTGCCGTCTGCATCAGTTTTTAGTTTAAGTTTACGCATTGCAACTACAATACTTGATGCATAGATAAAGCCTTGACCGCCTGAGATCTTGTCATCTGGATCAAACATATCTTGTGATGCATAAGTGTGGTTAGTTGCCATAAGGCCTACATTATATTCACCAAACATATTAACAGTATTGCGAACTAGTGCTGTTAGTGCTTTGGGCTTGCGTCCTAGATCACCTTTCATATCACCAGCTTCAAACTGCTTAACGTCTGTTGGTGTGAGCATCATGCCCAATGAATCAACTACAAACAATACTTTAGGACGTTCGTCCTTTTCCTTGTCTGCAAACTCTTTTTTGTAGTCTTGCATGAAGTCACTAATCACTTTAGCAACATCGTCAATCATTGCTAAGTTAAGTTTTAGCAACTTATCTGGACTTGTATCTACATCTAGTGCATGTAGCCATTTTTCATCAAGAGCATTTTCAGTATCAATTAGTACAACAAAAATACCTTGATCTTGTGCTTGCTTTACAATGTTACCAGATGCAATATATGATTTACCTGCGCCTGATTCACCAGCTAGTACTGATACTTTGCCAAGTGGAATACCTTTGTTAAAGTCTCCACTAATTAGTTTGTTTAGGGTAAAATTACCCGTCGAGATCCATGTATCTGGATCATTAAACCCGACACTTAGTCCGGGTACCGCTTTAGTAATACTCTTGCGGAATTTGCTTACATCGAATGGTCGTGCCATGTGTATCTCCTGGTTAAAAGGTAGTAGGGGGCATTGCCCCCCACACGATTGTTTATGTTAAGTTTTTGGGCGTGAGCGGATTGCTGCAAGAATATCTTGCGCTGATGCCTTGCCAGTGTCTGCTTCAGGCGTTGGTGCTGCAGCTACCCAACCTGTATCAGTTACAGTTTCAGCAACTGGAGCTGCTTGTGCTACTGGAGCAGGTGCCGCTGATGGTGCTGGAGCCGCTGATGGTGCTGGAGCCGCAGTGGTTGCTGATGCCATTGGACGTGGTCCTGATGATGGAGCATCTACGCCATATGGACGATAGTAATTAGCAAAACGCTCTGGGTCATACAATTGACCGTCTACACTTGCTTCAAACATTTCAAAGATAGCATTTAGATGTTCTGCATCTGGCTTCTTAGGAAGGAAGTCATTTAGGTTGTATAACCCATGTGTATTGATTGCTTCACGCTCTGCCTCGTTAAGTGAGCGTTCACGTCGAGCCCAGTTTGATGTACCATAGTCAGCATACTGACCTTTTTTACCTTTGACTACTTTAAAGTCTGTACCCATTTCATAATCAGTTGGCAGTTCTTGGAATTCTGGATCCATTAGTGCCGCACTAATAATTTTAAAAATTTGAGGTGAGATAACAAATCGACGAATTGGATTTGCTGGTGCTTCTTCTTGCAATGGGTTCTCTGGTACAAACCCTTGGAAGATGTAAGAACGTTTTTTCCAGAATCTACGTGCCATATCTTCCATTGAAGGATCTTTAAACCATGGACGGATTTCTGCGTGTACGGGACATGTATCGCCCCAAGTTTCAATACAAGGTACTTGAATTGTTACTGGTTTGTTTTCGTCGCCGCCTTTTACACCGGAAAATTCCAAACGAATCATTTGACGTTCTTTCCAAAAGAACGTATTGCTTTCGTCTGCGTCTGGAAGGAATCGCAATGTTGCTGTATCGCCTTCGTTAATATTCCAATGTGTGAAAATTTGATTGTCTCCGGAACCCTGTGAGCGGTTATTTCCGTTTGACTTTGAATCTTGTTCGAGCAATTTTGCTCTGATTTCTGCTAGTGATGCCATTATATTTCTCCTTGTGCCTTTATTAGCCTTTAATGGTAGCGGAACACTGTGTTCCACTTTGTAAGTTGTTTGTTTTAAGTAACCTATTGATTACGTTGCCTTTATTAGTATATACAGTGTAGTACTTTTATTGCTCACTGTCAAGCAATTTTTTGACTTCTTATTAAGAAATCTTATTACGCAGTTGTGTTGTTACTTCTGCGTCAATAGCTGTTGATTTCTCAACAGATTCCGTTTTTGGCGCATACATTGCATAGTTAACAAACTTTGCAAGTGCCATTTTTGTATTTTGATCCATACTATGTACGTTTTCACTAAGTTGTGCCACTGTGTTTGATAGCTCGTCATTTGTTGAACGTTGTGCAATATATGATAGCATACTACTTAGTTTAGCAGTAATACCTTCGTTGCCTGAGTACTTTGTTTGGTCTTCATTATTAGGGTTTTCAGGATCGTTTTTATCTATCTGTAGTCCTAGATTTTGCTTTGATTCAATCATTGTAAAAAGTTTACCAAATAATTCATTATTCATAGTTGTGATCCTTTGTGTCTCTGATACAAGTCTGTTTACACGGCCCAAGACATTGTCTAAGCCGCTTTCCGTAAATGTATTATAAGGGAAACGTTCTGCAATGTCAACCCCTAAATCATCTTCTTCTAATGTTTCTTTTACTGTTACTGGTGTAAATCCAGCATAACCTTTGTTAGTGATTAATGACTTAATCACTTGCTTGCTTTCTGCAAGTTTGGCTTTAACTAGATCAACGATATCATTGTTTGATTCGCTTACTAGCTTGTTTCTTCTAGTATGCATTACAAATTTTGATAAGTCAACTACTTCTTCACATACTGCTAAAATTTGTTTTCCTTTTTCATCGTATGGCGTGCCACCTTCATTAACGTGCTTCGTCATTGCTTTTGCACCAGCCATATATTTGTGTGGGAAATGGAATTTTTCGCCTTGTGTATTTTCAATGAACAAACTATGAATGTTTCTACTTCTTGCTCCACGCTTTTCTTCATTAACACCTTTAGTATGTTTAATAATTAGTTTTGCGTTTGCGCTTGGGATGTAGCTAGTTTTAATGCTACCAAATGCTTTGCCAAATGCACTCTCATGTACACTTTGGTGGCTAAAGTCTTTTGGTTCTATTTTTTTATCAAAGTTTCTCACTGTAAATTCACCTAAATTGTTATGTGTTACCTTTTTAATAGCGGCAATCAATTTTGCATTATCTGTAATATCATAATCCAATCCTGCCTGTACTGCTACTTCAAGGTTCTTACTTTCTGTTCTAACTGAAATCATCAAGTCTTGGTCATACGCATAAAAACGTGTGGCTTCGCTTGGATCTAATGTCTTGGCACCTGCTAGTGTAAACAGACGTAACTTATAGTTTGCGCCTTTTAATATATTAAATATTTCGTTAGATATTTGATCCATGTGATAACTTCCTTTTGTTACTATAGTTATTTATGCC